CCGGCAGACAGAATATAGCCGTATAAAACTATTTCTTTATTATCAATATGTTTAGAGCAAATAAAAAGGCTTGAAGAAAGGAAAATGGTGCGCTCAGCGGGACTCGAACCCAAGACAATTTTCAATTTTTGCTCATATAATTTAATGATTTAGCGAATTGCATGTTCTGAAATGTGCTTGATATGGGAATGGAATGCATAAAATCTCGCTTTTATGCATATTTTGGCCAACTGCTTTAACGGTCGTGTTCTAAGGTCATTTTTATTGTTCTGGGCTATGTAATTGAATGGAGTAATAAAGTAAGGCACAAAAAAAAGTGCTTAAACAATTAAGCACTTAGATCACAATGGCGATGTAATAAATGGAGTAATAATAAAGTAATTAAAATTACTGGTTAATGTAATTATTGATCTTGGTTAAGTAGTCTGGAATGTCTTCAGCGATGAGCTTTCCGTAATGCTTATAGATCATTGATGTATCACTATGGCCAAGCTGGTCAGCGATCCATTCCGGTGGTACCTGGCCAGATGATAATAACTGGCTGGCAAAGGTATGCCGGCCCTGGTTAATTCCACGGTACCGGACATTGGCTTTTTTTAAATGCCTGCGCCAGATATAGCGAAGTTCATAGTAATTAAATGGTTCATCGTATTCCTGGTTAATCCAGACAAAATGCAGTTTTTCCTGTTTGTGGGTTCGGTTATCACGTTGCAATACGCTGACCACCTGGCTGTAACGGTTGCCAGTCACTGCATATTGTCTCCGGAGAGCCTGAATTGCTGGCTGCAATAGCTTAATTTCACGTTTTCTACGTCGGTTTTTGGTGACTTTATATACCCCTTTGACATAGTTCCGGTTGATCTGAATGGTGCCTCTTTCAAGATCTACATCTTCCCAAGCAATGGCAATCTGTTCTGAAATAGAAAGCCCTGTCCAGAACACACATGGCAGTAAATTTTGAATATCTGAGCTGGATACAGTCCCTAGAATTAAGGAAATCTCTGTTTTAGTGAATGGATCCGGTTCAAGGTTGTCCAGCTGCTTCACCACGATGGTTTCAAAAGGGTTATATGGAACTTTATTTTCCTGTCTCCATAAATCATGAATAGAAGCCAGGCGTGTGACCACTTCACGTATCGTTTTTGGTGCCAGATATTCATGCAGTTCATTGACCCATTTTTTAACTGCAGCTGTGTCGATGTCTTTTGGATGGGTTTTGGCCCAGCGTGGGAAAACGTGCTTTTTAATATGGCTGTTATAGCCGTCAAAAGTACTCGGTGCAACTTCCCAGCGGATCATCTCTTTGTATTGGGTGATGTAGTAAGACATTTGGTTCTTTTTCAAATGCTTTGAGTGCGGGAAATGTTTGGCTAGGTTAAATTGGTCCAGTTCAATTTCAAGTTTGATCAGTCCTGCCAGTTTTTTGGCTTTTTCCACATTTTCTGGCGTAAATGGCCAGTCGAGCGTTTCTTTGATGGGTGGTTCATTGGAGATGGGTTTCATCCAGATCCGCATGCTTTTGCCACGGATTTCAAGTCCTGCAGACATAGTTCAACCTACATTTAAGTATTTTAAGATATTGAGAGATATTTTAGAGGAATGCACCTCCGGACGGAGGTGCATTAGAGGTGCGCAATTAGATAAAAGGAAGTTCTTCAGGTGGGCTAGTTATAGGCATCCAATGTGTTATTACATGCTCAAAATGGGAGTTAATCCATATACCTTCTCCGCAATATGTAGCGATTTTAAAGTTTGGATCTCCATGAGGTTTTTCATGAGAAAAAGGTCGGTAAATTAAAACCTTTTGGCCCTGCTCTGGCATACGTTCATTCACATCGATCCATTGCATTATAGGTTGAGCTTTACTTGTATTCCACAACTGCCAAATTTGACGAATTTGCTCTTTAAACCAAGTCACCCCATCGTCATCAATAACATGTTCAAATAATTGCTCATCTGTCAGGGTTCGAGAAAGCAGGTCATAAACAAATGTTTTCTTAAATTCAGCTATAAATTTTTGAATATCCATCACGCCACCATTAATCTTTTATTGGCTTCAATTTCGTCTTGAGTTGCAAGACGAATCATTGCAGCGATGCAACCACGGGAACCATTGTTAAAAGATACCCATCCATCGACTATGGAAGTGATGACTTCAACTGTGTCTGGCATAAAGGCATCGATATAAACGACTTGTTGCCCTTTTTGGAAGTTGGTCATCAAGATATCTCCTTCGCACTATTCATTATATCGTTTACCTTTTTGATGCCTTCGAGTCCGACTTTACGCATAACTTTTTTCACAAAGTTAAATTCTTTTAGGCAGTTGTAGTCGGTGAAGCCTGTCCAGCACGTCAGTTTTGCATCGCTCCGGACGCGGTTATAACCTACTGGTACATCTGCCAGTAAAATTTCATTGAGTTCGTCGTTGATGCCACGCCAGCGTGTCTTTAAACCATGTCCACGGTCGACTGCTAATTTGCTGCCGAACTTGAACTCGTTAAAGTGCATTTTTGGCGTTTGGAACTGCACCGGTACCGTCATGACTTCATCGGTTTCCGGATTGTAATAATGACTGTCTACACCGAGGTGCCACTCCTGATCCAAAGGGATCAGAAGGTTTTTAAGGCAGATAATCAGGTCACCATGGTAAACAGAATAAGCCACATGCTCCGGAGTCATTTCTGCATCTTCCAGTTGCTGTTCTTCACGGTATTGATCGACGACTGTGTTCACTTCATCGATACAAAAGCTCATGCTGAGCTCATAAGGACCTTGAGCAGCTTGCTGCTGTTTAAGTTGAATTTCGGCTTCGCGTTTTGCCTTAAGTGCAAGAAATTTTTTTTTGTTCATGGGTTTCGCTCCGCCAAAGTTTCATAATGCTTTGAAGGGATTTCTGCATAATCCTCAATATCGTCGTCCCAGATACTTAGATCGGCTTTACAACATGGCGAAACATAAATCATTTCGAATTTTTCCATGCCTTCACCTGTTTGCATGTTTACAATACGCTGATACACATTTTTATAGTGCAAAGGTTTCACAGCTTTACCAGATCCGCACTGGTCACATAGAAATGACTGTGTAGAAGTTAATTCTGGAAGCGTGTACAGGCTTTTTTGTGCTTTAAATGGGTTAAAACCGACATATTCATTTTCAAAGTCTTCAAATTCATCATCAAACATGGCTTAACCCTCCAAACCTTGCTCTTTACGTGCTTTTTGTTCCTCTCGATCATGAATTTCTTCTGATATTTTTATTGCCTGTTCCGCTGCGTGTTTCATATCAGTAGCGAAGATCCAGTCTTGTTGATACCAGCCGCCAATCGAACATGATCGAAATTCACCTTTCTCATCAAACTCAATATTTCTCGGGATAGCAGACTCAACCAAAACTAAAAACTCAAGATCACCGCAATAGCGTGCAAGTTGTTGTGCATGTTCTCCATACCAGTCTCTGTCTGTGTAATCCAAAAAACTCACTATAAGTTCATGAAGTTGTGGATGTGTTTCTAATAAATCATCGGCATTAAAATCCAAAGAACTTAAAAAATCTTCAAATTGCTCTGGTACTGAATCGCTTACTGACAATGTAGGAACATGCAAAATTGCTTCAAATTTGACATTTTTATCGAACATTTGTTCTGCCAGTTCACGCGAAAATTTTTGATTATTCATGATTAAGCTCCTAAAACTGCAGTACTTGGAATATTGGCCAATACAGCCAGCTGACGAATAGACCAGCGTTTACGATGCTCAACGTCATAAGTCGAAAGCGGTACCGAATGTTTAAAATTCGATTGGCGTTTAAACTGGACATGCGGATGAGTCTTTTTCATTTTGAAAAAGTTCGGATGGATCTGATCCGGTGTAAGTACAGCATTTGAAACAGAAGTTTCAGGCTGAACGTTTTGTAGGTTAGAATCGTTTTGCATAATTGCTCTCCGGTGATTGTGTGACACATACAGGAGTGGCCGCTTCTGTATGTGTGCTTGTTAAAAATTAGTGGAATTTAAAACCTTTCTTTTCTTGTTCAGATTCCTTTTCAGCCATTGCAGCTGCTGCAAATAAGATTTTAAAAAGCTGTGGAATTGCTTCATCTAGCCCTTGGCGTTTCGGCTGTTCTTTAGGGAACTCTGGAAGTTTGAGCTGAGCATAAAATTCATCGGCATAAGCCCATTGATGAATCAGATGTTTTTTCACATCCCCTTTTCGAGTGTGGAATTCATTATGTTCTTTGCAGTACTTCACACCAGACATAATTTCTTTGTCAGTGAATACCAGGATTAATAAACGGTCTTCTTCCGGTAGTGTTTCAATACTGCTGAAAATTGGGTTCAGTTTTGGTTCTGCTGGAACTGCTTCAATTTGAATGGTAAAAAATTCAGAATTTGAATCCTTTAAAATGTCCTCTAAAAAAACAAAAACTTTTGATAATTCAGGAGTGGTATCTACATCCACGAAAGCTTCAAGAACCTTTTCCCTAGGGGTCATTGAAGTCGCAAAACCTTTGGACAAAAGGAATTGAGCAAGTTCTGCTGATAATAAAAGCGAGTTTTTCAAACCTATGTGTGTTTCAACATTTAATTTGTACATGGCGTTTTTCCTTAAAAAATGGGATTAGTCCCGTTGTGAATTTGGTTTTTCAAAAATCCAGCAGCGTTTGGTGGTACTGGTAATTTTGCTTTGAATGGCTTTATTGGCTTCGACAAAGCGGTAATGCAGGCTGTGGCGCAATGCGTTTTGCAGCTCATTTACTTCTGGCAATGAATAGCGATAATCCGCTGCGACCTTGTATAAATGGGCAAAATTGATGGCAAATAGGTCTGATTTGGCCGAGTGATTGACCACGCTGTCATGGTGTTCCGGATTGCGAATTGAATCCTCCATTTCTTCCACCGTGTTCCAGAAATTCTGAACAATGACTGAATCTGATTTCAGGATCTTGTCTCGGGTTTGAGCCATGGCCAGCAATTCTGCATGAACCTGTTTTTGCACCTGTACCGGTACGGCAACAATGTGCTGACACATGGCATCAAACAAGGCCATAAGCTGTGCATGGTTATGCACCACACGTGAACTCTGGATGTTGAATTGTTCCTGGTGTAAAAATGCATCATGTTTTTGCAGATTGAGGTTATAGCTCTCCAGTACAGCTTTTTCTTTGTTTAAACACTGCAAAATAAACTGGCTGACATTCTCATGTTCATACTTTGAAAGTCTGCGCGATGCATACAGGCTGTCTTTCGTGAGCTGATCCTTTACAAATCCAACATGAACAATACGTCCCATGATGGCTTCTGATGCCAGAACCGGTGCATTCTGGCTGATGATCAATGTCCCCATAAAAGGCGGTTCATACGTTTCATTACCGCCATTTTTTACCCCTTGCGCCCCCAGTGAACCACCGTCATACAAGGTTTTGCACATATCCCAGTTGAACTGTTTTGATGCGCTTTCTCCCTGGCGATCTGACTCAATTAAAATCACCGGCAAGTTGGAAACCTGTCTGAAGGTACGAGTCAAACCCGCTTTTGAAGTTTTGGTTGGATCCACACCTTCATAATTGATACGGCCAAACAATTTCCATAAAAATTGCAGCAAGGTTGATTTACCGGTACCCGGTTCACCGACAATTTCAATAAAGGGAAATGACTTATGTACCTGGCGGATCTGTTGGGCATACAGGCTGCCGAAAAATGCGGTGAGCGCGATAAGTCCCTTTACACCGTAGGCATCAATTAAATCTGTGCTCCATGCATTCTGGTATTCGGCCTGATTTGCATTGATATCCAGCGTGAATGGTGCACGGCTTTTCAGGTTGATGTTTTTAGGCAGTTCAAAATAGTCTTCATTGTTAATTTTGAACTGTTTCCCGGTTTGATAGGCCAATTCACCCAGCACATAAGTTTTCAGTTCACTGTGATAGCCCACATAGTTGATGAGCTGAACCCGTTTAATGTCCTCGATCCAGCGTTCAAGTAAACGGTCGAGCTGGGTGCCATTTCCGGTATAAACCACACCTGGTGCAACGGCCAGCAAGCGTTTTTTGAACTCTGATGCTGCAGCAAGCTGTGAGCCGGTAAAGGTGTTTTTGACTGACTTTTGATTACGTGGGAAGTCAATATTGAAGTAATACCAGGCTTCGTCAGTTTCGTCGCTGTACTGGTAATACAATGCAGTCGGTTTGCAGTTAATGATTTTGGTGACATTGGCTGCAGCATGTAGAGCTTTATCACGACGATCTGCCTGTGCTTTTTCCTTTTCTTCTTCTAACCAGTCTTCATTGTCATCTTCAAAGTCGATATCTTTCATGTACTCGTCGTACTTGTCGTTATCTAGCTTGAACCAGAACACCTGATTATTAAAATCGAAAGGAAACGTTTTGGTACCGTGACGCTTGTAGATAAGTAACGCTTTATCCACAGGTTTTTCTGCTATAAGCAAGGCACCATAGTATTTATAGGTTTCAAGGTCACTGAACTTGAGACGATCTTGTTTATACAGATCATTCCAGTCCTGCTTTTTACGACCAGCTGGCGGTAAAGCTGCTTCACACTCAAAACCATCGGCAATGGCCTTTTCGATATTATGAAAAATACCGTCATGCCCTGCCTTGTCATTGTCAAATGCCCAGACCAGCTTGGGTAAAGGCAAATTACCTTCTGCACATTTCTGTTTGATGTGGTTTAAAAATATGAAAGGGTAATAACCATGCCCTGCAGATAAGCAGCTGAAACTGGTAATACCGGATAGCCATAAAGCGATGGTGTCAAAAATACCTTCAGTGATCCAGATTTCTTTGGATTCAATATAGTTGGTATTGGGTGTTAGCCAGGAATGCCCTTGTGACTTCCAGCCTTTCTTGAACATGGTCTTAGGCAATACACCCTGTTCATCCAGAATGCGTTGCCACCAGCCATGGTTGCCTTCTTCATCGGTAATAGGAAAACGTAAAGTCGTTGAGCCGACCTGAAGTTCAAAGTCTTTATAATATTCCTGAGAATAAAGACCTTTTAGCTGGTCGATGGGTAAACCACGACCTTCTACCAGGTAGGCATCGACTGTTTTGGTTGGGTTTTCTGGAGTTGGAGTGAATCTTTTTTCCCATTTTTCAAACAGATCCGGATACAGGTCACGTATATAGGTTGTTTCGCCACATTTGTTGTTGCGTGGGCAATGAATCACCCAAGGTGATTCAAGGCTGGTCCATGCTTCTTTTTGTGAACAGCTTGGGCATTTGCCTAGACGTAGTTTGTCACCACGTTCTTTAAATTCAAACTCTTGTTTTAAGCGTTCGACCACTAAAGTCTGAGTTTCTGGGAACATCATTTATAAAAACTTCCTAAAACAAATGCCGTTTACTTTTCAGTTCTTGTCCCGCCAGTTTTGCAAGCATTTCCTGAATGCGCTCTCTGGCAAGGAACTCAATAGTTTCTTCCATGCTGGATAAGCCCAGCATTTCCTGTGTTTCTTCTACAATTTTCTTCTCTTGATCGCTTAGCGTTATTTCCTGAATTGGCATTCGGTTCAGCTCCTAGAAAGGTGATCTTCCGCGCCTTTCTTCAAGTACTGATCCAGATTAAATTCTTCCTTAACGTCTTCAGCGATAAGCGTTGCAAGAGCCTGTTTCATAACCAGTTGACGAAGAATGACTCCGATATTTACACCCGTGAGTTTTGACACTGCGATAAATAAATCGGCTTCTGAATCGGTAAGATTGATGTTGTAACGGTTGTCACGTTTTTGCTTTCTTAAGGACATAAAGCATTACTCCTTATTTTTTTTCTGAAGTCTGTTTGCCCAGGAAATAAGTTTGGGCAATGATGCTGGAACGGCTCACATCGGCTTTTTTCGCCATTTTATCGATGGCGTCTACTTCATCTTTAGGTAGATAAACGATGCACTGGACACGACCGCCGGTGATCTTTTTAGCTCTCGGTCGATTTCGAGGTGAATTTGATGTACTCATACAGTATTCTTACGGTTATAGTGATGTGCTACAAATCACTATAGCATAAATTTATGTTCTTTCAATGCCTAAAGGTTAAATATATGTCCGAAAATACAGAAAAATTAGCTATCGAAATATCGGGAAGATTCAAGGAAGAACTGGAACGGAATGGTTTAAAGGCAAAGTCGTTAAGCCGGGAAATAGATGCCCATGAAAATACCTTAGGAAACTACGTCAGGAACAAGGTGCCGGATCAGTGGGTATATCTGTCCAAACTGCACCAGGAAGGTATTGATATTCGCTATGTGCTATTGGGAATTGATCCAGACTTTAGCGGACTGACCAGTGAAGAAAGCCTGTTATTAAAGGCATATAGACAGTTAAAACCGGAAGCGCAGGAAGCTTTGTTAAATTTAAGCCGTGTGATGGCGATAGATACAGAGAATAAGTAATGGGCAGTCAATAAAAAGCCCACTTATGAAAGTGGGCTTTTTGGTTATTTCTCTAACCTTGACTGCACCTGCTGCAGCTTATGTTCCAAGTCCATCAATTTATAGATGAGATCTGTAGTTTGATACGTGACATCTCTATTATTGGGTGCTGCCTCTAAAGACTGTCTCCAGATACGAAGTGTGCTAAGTGAACAATCAAGTGACAATTCAGCTTCGTTTTGTGAAATTTCCATTATTTCCCCCTGGGCAATTTGATTTAATTGAAATTGCCAAACCGTTACTTCGGTATTGTTCCAGATGGGGCTGGTAATAATATGTTCTCCATTGAATTTAGGATAGATGAGGTCCGATAGCGACTGTTTTAACATTTTTATATCGATAGCTTGATCTGATTGATCATTTTTTGCCAGCTCATTGAGCAGGTCATTAATCTGGTCCGGACTGATGGACAGATGGCCCCTGGCTGTGTCGTGATTAAATGAAAACTGCGCCTGGACACAACGGTCAACAATTTCAAATAACTGTTTGCACAGCATCAGACTTTTTTCAGTTTTGGCTTTTACCCGGTCAGCAATAGGGACATAGGGAATAATGTTCTGGTTGATTTGTTCTGAATTCTGCATCGCTTAGCCTCCCATAAACAGCATTGGGGAAACAAATAACACAGCACAGCAAAAAGTCAGCGTTTGAATGAGATTTTTACGGAATCTGGCAAATTTATTTTGTTTTTGGCGTTCTAAATAAGCACCCATGTCATAGATTGGGGTGTGCTCCGGAGCCGGAGTGATTGGTGCAGGTGTGCGGGTACGGACTTGAATCTGTCTTTTCATGACGGAAACTCTCTTTTGAAGGTTTTAAACCCACCGCCATTACTTCCTACGGTAATGGTGGCAGACCGAACAGGGGTAGGAATACCGTCCAAAAGAGTAAACGGCCAGTCAAAGACTGCCCTGCCCGATCTACCATAACGAGTATAGCCGATCAGACATTTTAGGCAAAAAAAAGCCGCATTGAGCGGTGTTTATTTGCTCTCTTTTGAATTTAAACAGGTTCCTACGCCTGTACGCAGATTTTGCTGCGTTTTTACATATTGCTCGATAGCACATCACTATGTCAATATAGTGATGTGCTATTTTTAATAAGTTTCTGACTTTATGAATAATTTAGAAGATAAAAAAGTATCAATCCCATTAGCTATAGGGATTTTTTTAATTCCTTTAATTTTTGCTTGGTTTACTTTAAAAAAAGGATATTCAACCAAAGCACGTGTACTTAGTTTTGGATGGTTAATCCTTGGATTTATTGCATTTGCATTAATGCCTACACCTCCAGGTCAAACGAATAGCACCCCAAAAGCTGAAGTTGTAGAAAAAACCGAAGCTGAAAAAACGGCTCTTGCAGATGCTGAAGCCGCAGAAATTCGACAAAAATCTGAAGCTAGAAAAGCTGAATTAGCAGAAGAAGACAAACCACATTTTGAATGGCCACGAGTTGACTATACCAAAGCTGTGGCAAAGATTGCTTCAATGGATGATCAATCAATCCTAAAGGCTGTAGCTAAACCGATTATCGAAAAAGAAGATATCACAAATGAAAATGGTGAACCCGCAACAATTTATTATTTCAGTAAAAATTTAGTCAATGGTTTAGATATAGCTCTAAGCCGCGAATTCATTGATGTAACTTGGAGATTTGATGAAAAAGATCCAGTTAAAGCTACCGATGCATTTAATGATGGACAGCAAATTACGCGGGCATTATTGGGTGGAAAAGAAGGTTCAAATCTTTATGAAGCAATCGCTAAAGGGCAAAAATTCGATACTTTGCATTTAGAAGATGGTACTGAAATTAAGAATGCGCGTTGTGGGTCAAGTGTATGCAGATATCAAATTGTGAGATAAAAATGAAAAATTTAGTTTTATGTATATCTCTCGCCTTTTGTTTCCCATCTATGGCCTTCGCAAAATATTGCAAAGACTTTAAAACCCATCAAGAAGCGCAAGCCTATTTCAATGCCAAAAAGCCGGGATATAAGCGTCTAGATCGAGATAAGGATGGCAGTGCCTGCGACTGTTTACCGGGTGGAAACGGTAAAAAATGCCCTAAGAGTAAAAAATAAGTAATATTAAGGAACCAGATATATGTCAATTTGTGCCACCTATCATCAACTCACTGCATCAGTAGAATCACTCATTCAAGGTAAACCTAAAGCTATTGCTACCATAAATTTATATGAGTATTTTCAAAAATTAGTTGAGTGGGGTTATGTCGATTTTAAACGTAATTTTTTGAATGATAGATTTTGCGGATTAATTTCGGATGTGCATTTTGATGATGCTCTGAATGCAGTCAAATTTGTATTTATCATTGCTGATGCAGAAGCTGAAAATCAGGTTGCACGTAACTTAGAAACCAATAAAACACGACCTTTAAAGAGAAATAAAAATGAGGGAGCAGATAAAAGAGTAAATGTCGCGATACAAGTTGATTCATCCAATCCTGCCATAGCTAAGGTTGCCCTAGAATATGAACGAGGCATCACGATAAAAAAACTTATTGATACTTTAAATTATTTCTTTAGCCATGCAAGAAAACATGGTGGTTTTGAAAGTTACTTTATTGGTGATGATCCAGTGGAACGCTATCAAAAAGCACCTAGAACTGGGCAACCAAAACCTTTAGCTTATAAGCCAAAATTAGAAATTAAGGCAGAAGTTGACCCAAGTATTATTAAGGCTTTCGAAGATGGAAAAATTCAGCACGTAGATTTTTATAAACAAGCCCAAAATAGTACAAACTTTGATGCTACTGGACATTTTAGCCAGGATAAAATTAAAGTTTCAATGAGAGTAGATACTCAAATCATCAGTGATACTTCCACATCATTTTTGGATAAAGCCGCTGATGTTATTGGTACTTTTGCCCTGTTTAGAAAAGGCCAGCCAGATATGCAAGGCTCAGTTTTTACAATTAATTTTAAAGATGAAAATGGAAGCCCTCGTACTGCGGAATATGATGCTGATGATGAAGTTTTCCGTTTAGTCAAGAAAGAATATTTCCCAGAAGAACTACGACAACCTATGTCGGAAGAGGATGAAAATGGTGAGAGTCCTGCTCGTACCAATATTAACCTATGTGATAGAATGTTAGCTAAAATATAGTCGTCCTACCTATAATTAAGGAGGTAGTTATGCTTGAATTAATATTTAAGCCATTAAACTATCTTAGTATAAGATGGGATAATGGAATAATTAATAAAACTCGTTTTGATTTTATTATTCCTTTATTAATTGCATTTATAATAAGTGCCATTATGACCTTTTTATGGTTTAAAATTGGCACTGATAAATCTAATATTTTTACCAATGATCTGACATATTATTTAATTTGTTTTTTACAGACAATGCCAGGGTTTTATATCGCTGCTTTAGCTGCGATATCGACTATCAATAGTACGACTATGGATCAACCAATGGCTGGTGATCCTCCTAAAGAAAAATATGTTGAATATAATCCATATAAAGTTTTTTGGATTGAAATGAATAGAAGAAGATTCTTAGCACGATTATTTTCTTATCTAACATTCATCAGCATCGTATTATTTTGTTTTTTATTAATTATCCGATTTTCATATAGTTTAGAGATTAAAGTTTCTTCATTATATGCAGTTTATATAACTTACTTTTTTTCTTGTTTAGTTGTTATTTTTTCACTTGTACAGTTAATAATGATGACTTTTTTAAGTCTTTATTACTTAGGTGAAAGAGTACATAAAAATTAAATCCCTCACTAAGAGGGATTTTTTATAATTTAGATATATAAGTACCAGATAATAATTTACGGTGATGATGCTGTTTTGCTTTCAATGTTCCTTCTTTGTCTAAATCCAAGCCAATATACAAGCCATTTTCTAATATTCGCCTAGAATCTCCCCATAAAATAAAATTGATATCCATCTCTTAATCCCAACTTGAACTGGATGAAGATCCGCTGTCATAACTTGATGAGCTTTCTGAACTGCTTGATGAGCTGTTGTCATGAGATGAATTGCAGTGTGATGGGCTGGAATCAAAAATTCGATATTCAAAAGAACGTTCAATTCGACACGGTTCAGAAAGATCTGAATGTTGCTGCATTTGATTGATGTTTTGCTGATGCATAGCCAATAAGGCTATATCAGTGTCGTTGTTATAATTTGTGTGTTGAATGGAACGTGTTGCGGGTAAAATTGCTGCCCGTACTTTTAATTGTTCAGCTTTACAGTTGCATTTAACTTTTGATGAGAAAAACCAGCGTCGATTGCATATAGAACATTTAGCCATTTTCATTATTCTCCATATTTTCATCATTTGCTGCTTTTCGTTCTGTTAATTCTTTAATGGTTTGTAGTCTTATTTCTGGGTTTGGTCTGGCACTGGGTGATATTTCATGAGTAATTTCTAATATTGCTGCTGCTGAAAAACTGCAGTGATAATTATTGCATTGCAAATAGATATTTCTTAGTAAGGCATGGACCGATCTGCTGCTTCTTATTGACATACCAGAACTGCAATGGGGGCATTGATAACTTGCGCTTCTTGCCATAAAAACGTCCAAAGAACATATATTTATCCATTATATTTATTTCGGTTAAATATTTGTTATTTATTTTTAATTTTTATTACCAGCTATTGATGAGTAAATTTTACAAAGGCTAAGGAAATAGCAGGTAGAACCATTTTAGTTGAAATTCTCCCTTATTTCCTTTTGGCCTTTATTGCACTATTTCCTTATTCAGTATCGATTTTGACCTGTTGAATCATATCCTTTTTGGCATTCAGTCGTGGCATTTCACGATTAAGACGTGCTTCGGCTGCCTTTTTTGATTGGTACAGATAGTCAATCACTTTTGGATTGGATTGATCACCTTTAGTCACCACAAAACGCGGCTGCCTTGTTTTTGGATTGGTTGTGTAAAAAGCCTTTAAACCGGTGTAAGGCTTAACTTCCAATTCGTTATGCGCGATGAATTTACCGGTTTCCGGATCCAGCAAGGTAAACTCACGGTCAAGTCTGGCTTGCGCTGCGTCTTTAGTGGCATATAAACGTGTGAAATGCTTCGGAATGGACTGGTCGCCTTTGGTCAGTGCAACAGCTTTATCGCCCACCTGGTAATACACCACGACTCCGGTCCATTTTTTGTCTTTTTCCGTTTCAAACTGGTCTTCAAACAGTTCTGCTACATCATCTGCATCCGGAAAGAAAACTTCCAGCTCAATGGCTGTCGTAAAGCCGTTATCTGCATCCAGGGTATGAACAAGTCTAGTACCCAGCCAGTAAATATCATCAATCTGTTCTTTTAAGCCATCAAACAAAAATGTCATTTCCGGAATGAGCTCAGGCTTTGCCAGGGCAAGGGTATAATTGAATGTGACTGCAGTACGTTTGAGTTCTGCCAGTTTGGCCTTGGCAGCCAAGGTCGCGGACTGTTTGTCCTGGTGAATGTGACGGAGTTCCTTAATATTCTGGTTACTGGCATCGCCATAAACCACTTCAAGTTTTTTGGCCAGAACTGAATCGTAATAAAAAGCACGTACGGCAGTAATTTCTTCCCCACCGTCGGTATCACGATAGCTATGGTTATCCCCCTGCTTTCTGGTAATGAGGAAAGTCGGCAAGCTTTGTCCGGATACCGTTTGTGCAGCACCTTTAGGCATAAACAGCAAGGTGCCATTTTTAACCGATGCCATGGCATCATGTTCGTCTGCCAGCCGGGTAAGCAGATTGGCATTGGATTCGTTTTGCACCAGGTTAATAATTTTGTGCTGACCAAGTGATTCATGCACGTTTAAATCCAGTTCGTGTTCAAAGGCAATAACTTGCAGCACAGACAGAAGCGTAACGTTATTAAAGCTGCGTTCTTTTTTCTGTTTGAGACCAGACTTCAGGTCGGCACTGGTGGCGCGAATGGTCAGTACATCCGGTGCACCGCTATGCTCCACCTCTTTAACGGTATATTGGCCCTTATAAACCAGACCTTCATTGCTCCAGCCGAGCCAAGCCTGAATGACTGCCCCTTTAGGTGGAAGTTCCAGTTTGCCATCATGGTCGGACAGTTGAATTTCAATAGAATCGGATTCAAAGCCACGGTTATCTGTGATGATCAGGCTTTTCAGCCGTTCAGTTGCACGCTGGGTAATATCCTTTCCATCGACCAGCACTCTAAAAATGGCATGCGGATAGCTGTCATCCAATTTGTCCGTAATTGCAGAGACAATACTCATTAGAACAGGCTCTCCGCTACTGCACCCATTACTCCGGTAATGAGTGAACCTGCTGACTTGGTTTTGCTCAGCTTCAAGCTGAATTCGACTTTGCGTGGTTTACCATTTTTAAAAAAGTAGGTCTGGGTTTCATCGACTGAATCGAGTTTCCATAGCCCGTAAATTTTCCCATTACCGGCAATGAGCGGAAAGGACTTTCCGGTATTGCCCATTAAACGCAATGCAGTCAGGGACAGTTGAGACCCGAACTCCGGAACAATCGATCCGTCCAGGGTAATGGTGTCTTCACCCGGGCCAAGGTACTGATATGCTGGAGCTTGTCCAACGCGAGAATTGCTGGCATGTCGCCAGTTTGTGCTACGTTGCAGGCTTTGATAGGTGGCTGTTGGTATTGAAAATACGAACATGCCGAAGATCATCATCATTATGTATTTTCCTTATTCTGAGTCGTGATAACTGTCGCGTACACGTTGCATTTTTTGACGCTGACGCTGATCCAGCATATTGGCGACCACCTGTGCGATCTGCTGTACAGACTGTCCAGGCTGGGCATGAATGTGCATGGTGATGGTGTCGCCCTGGATAATGACTTCACCACGGCCAGCTGCTGCCGGTTGAGCGTGTGAAGTTTTGATTTTGGCCAGTGCCGGTGCAACGTTAATTTTTTGCATCAAACCTGAAATGTTCGGGTTGAAGATGCCAAGCACGTCGGCAAACTTGGTTTTAAGATCCGGGAAACCATTTTGCAGGCCTACGCCCAAGCCACTCATAATGTGACCGCCCAGCCCTGCCATGACGCGGGATGGGCTTCTAATTTTTTGTTCCGCTTTGAAATAAGAAGGGATATAGCTTGTTACTTCTGCCCAGATTGTTTTGAGTTTGTTAAAACCTGATTTGATACCATTGACCAAGCCATCAATGATCATGCCGCCAAAGCCGGTAAATTTGGACGGTAGCTCAATGCCAAACCAGCTCATGACTTTGGCGAATGCGGCATAAAACAGTCCGATTGGGGACCAGTTAATAATGAGTGCCGATACGCCTTTAATCCCGCCATTAAATGCAGTTTTGATGGTATTCCAGATACCGACAAAGAATCCTTTAATAGGTTCCCAGTTCTTATAGATCAGAAAAGCAGCCACAGCGATGGCGGTTATGGCCAGCCCGATTGGATTCATCAGGAACAGGCGTGCTACAAACATGAAGGCTTGTCCCAGTCCCAGGAATGCGGCTTTGGCAATGCCAAAAACGGTCGGCAAGGCTTTAAATACGGTCATGGACATACGACCGCTTAGAATCAGGGATGACAGACCAAAGCGCAGGCTGGCTATGCCCAATATAAGAGGTGAAAATACAACTAATGCACCACCAATCACCACCAGACTGGCAGCAATACCCAATAAACCCACACCCAGCATTTTAGCCAGTGTTGGATTGCGTTCCATCCAGCCATTAAAGCCTTGAAGTGCAACGGTCGCGGTTTCAATGGCTTTGGTATAAATCGGCAAAATGGTGGTACCAAACTTGAGATAAGCATCATGCAGGTTGGCTTTGGCTTCGATTTCCTTACCCGTGGTGGTCCCCATGGCTTTAGAATTCAACTGGTCAATATTGTCTGCACCGGCATTCAGTCTGGCATTCTTATGGATCTGGTCGCGCTGCATGTACATTTGAGCAAACAGGTTAGATGCAGTCCGGTTAGTGAAGATACTGCCCATGGCATCGATAATATCGCCTTCTTTAGTGATACCTTTGGACTTTAATTGCGGTACCAGCACCTGTTCCATCCATGCGAACTGGTCTTTTTTAAATAGTTCTGCCCCTTTAATAGCCCCTACATCCAGGAATGATATCTGCCCGGATTTGTCATGCTTAACTTTGCTAGGATCTGAAATCAGACCAAGTCGCTCCAAGTTATTTGCTGCACGTTTGGTGGTACGTCCCTGGTAAACGTTCTGATAAGCCGACATCATGGCTGTACCGACACGGAAACCGCCCATTTCCTGAACTAAGGGTTCCAGTTTGTAGTAGAAAGCTTTGTTATCGATACCCTTGGCAGCAATACCACCAGTCTTGATGACGTTGAGCCATTCTTCCGCCTGGACACGCCCGCCGGTTGCGGTAATGACCTGTTGAATGATATTGGCTTGTTCATGGAATGCTTTTTCACTTTTTAAGCCATTCCGCATTTCGATGACTTTGAGCATGTCCATGAATTTTTTTTCATTTTCTGCACCGCTATCGCCATACATGGCTTCATTAGCAAATTTCATTTTTGCCAGGGTTGGGGCCACCATTTGGGCATGGTGTACGTCGGCAAATGCCGTTACACCATCACGCACCAGTTGCAAGTTGTCCAGGGTTGAAGTACCAAAGGTTTGCATGGCTTTGGAATATTGCACGGCTTCTTTAGTCGCTTCTTTGCCTAACCCTAGTGATGCGATGCGGTTTTCCTCCACATCCATGCGTTTGGTTTCATCAATTGGCTTACGCATGGAGTACATGACACCGATACCGGTGGCAGCTGCACCGGCACCATAAGCAGCAGCCGTTCTGGCATTAGATGCAATTTTTTGATGACTTTGCTGCATGCGGTTTAAGTTCTGCAGGTTCTTTTTCTGCTTGTCGATTTCGGTATTAGTCCCCTGAATTTTATTTTTCAGATTCTCCTGGTGCTGTGCCAAATCTGTCGACTTTAAACCGGCCTGGTTCAGCTCCTGACGCAATGCCATCAGCTTGGGCTTCCCTTCAGTGATAACCTTGTTTAAACGACGTGCTTCGGTCTCGGCTTTTTTAAGTTCAGCCGATAACTGGGAATTTGGATTGCGGGATAGCTGGTCTTTGAGCGATGAAATCTTTTTATTGGTTTTATCCAGTTCCTGAGTGGCCTGTTTCACATCCTCCTTGAGCTTTCTAAAGGTTGCGATTTTATTTTGCTGGCGTTCCAGGTCTCTTAACTGGTCATTGGTTTTTTTTAAAGCCTTGCTGGCAGCATTACTGCTGCCGACAATGACCTTTAAAGCAGGGCTAAGTTTGTTTTTTGCCCCAAAAATGACTTCAAGTTTTAACGCTTTCATTCGGCATCTGATCCATTTCGTTCAATGGCTTTTTGATGCCATTGCATCAGTTCTGTAAGTGACATGCTTTCATAGGTTTGTGGTGGCCAGTTAAAGACCACCGCAATATTGGCAATGGCGTCTTCTACTGTTGGAGTGACAGTTCCGCACGCACTGATTTCGGTTGCAAAAAATAGATCACCGCTGCACCAAGCTGAACGATATCTGCAGGTTCAACCGCGCCACTATTCAGCAGGTTTTGTGACAGTGTTGGTGTGGTACATAGTGGCAAGATGGTACAAATGGAGTTCACGTCACCATTCAGGATTTCTGAAATACGGATTTTTCGCAGTGCAGGTACGCTTGGTTTACGCACTTCGATTTGCGTAAATTCTGTATTGCCAATTTTGATGGGTTCATCCAGGTCTACAATCTGAATATCCGGGTTTTGGGTAATGAGTTTCTGGTTCTCAATTTGATCCGGAGTCGGCACTTGAACTTGTTCTTGGTTGCTTTCTTGATTTTGCATTTCATATTCCTTAAAGAAAATTTAAATAAAAAAACCTTCTGCAGTACGAAACCACAGAAGGGCAGGAAAATTAGTGGCCAATGTTGGCACGGTGTTTCTCTAACAGATCCACACCATTAACGTTTTCAATCAGGTTCGGGATATCAATGTCGACTTTAACGACGCCATCGATACTGAGCTTGTAAGCTGACCAGATGGTTTTGATGGAGGTTTCAGTGTCGTCTCCGGCTTTCTGGTTGCCGAAATCGATTTCTTCATGACGACCACGAACAATAATTTCGACTGCAGAGGTTTCGCCTGTGTCATCACGCTGGTATGAACCGGCAAAACGCAGCATGTGTTCGCCTACCGTTGCAGCACCAAACTGTTCAATTACCAAGGCATCGATACCGCCAAGCTTCCAGTTGAACTCGGTAATGTCATCGCCTAGACCTAGATCGATTTTGACATTGCCGTTCATGCCACCACCACGCCAGTCTTCAAACTTGCGGACCAGCTTTGGAATGGTGATTTCACCGGTTTGGCCAAGGTAAGAATTACCTTCGTTAAACAGGTCCATCAGTTTTAATTTTTTAGGTAAAGCCATGTGCTGTTTTCCTTATGTTTTCTATGCTGTCATACGTGCAGCAAAGTCACCTAGGTAACGATCTGTAATGCGTGAACGTAGGGTTAAATCTTCAAGTGGTGGTACTGGGGTAAAGTCATAATCCAGCAGCAATCGACCTGATTTGAGTGACTCTTTTGAGTTTGCAGAAGGATCGAACCAGCATTCGGCATCGATGATGTAGCCCTGGCCTTTCAGGTCACGGAATTTGGCATTGATTCCTTCGACGATGTCGCGTGCCAGGCTTGGATGAAGTGGCTTATCGACTGCCCACATGTGCCCTTCTGCCATGGTGTCTGCCAGAATCTGAGAAGTACGGGTATAGTTTTCAAAGGCAAATAAAGGATCGGCAGAACAGGTACGGGAACCCCAGAAGCGGAAGCCATCACGCTGAATTAAGGTGGTGATTTCGTTCGAGTTGAGGTAACCGGCATCGGTTTCCATGCTTTGCAGCTGCCAGAACACATCTTTTGAAATGCCGGTAACACCATTGACTGCAACGTTGGAAAGGGTTTTATGCCAGCCGGTGTCATTGTCGATTTTGGCACGTAGGCCCAATGCTCGAGCAGTTGCTTCAAAGGTCGTGGTAGATGAGGTTACAGTGTCCCAGCCCAGGAAGTCTGGCCAGATGATCATGGTTTCGCGGGAACCAATTGCATCACGATAAGCAGCTGCTTCTTCTTTGGTTTCACAGCCATTTGCCGAAACGTAAACAAAGGAACGTAGTTTTTCTGCAATACCGCCAAAAGCTGCGGCAACTGCTGCAGTATCCAGCCCTGGTGCACCCAAGATACGTGGTTTCACTTTGAGGTTTTGTTCAGCCGTCAGCAAAGCTTTCATGCCGGTGTATTTGCCGTTGACCTGCCCACCAATGACTGCGGTGGTTTGCTCTGCTTCCGTTTCTTTGCTTGCCACACGCACGACAACGACTACTGCATTGGTCTGGTCTGCAATGGCCTGTAATGAACGTGCCAAGGTACCTTGAGTCCCTGCTTTTTCAACTGAGCCTTGTACGTCGGTTAAAAGTACTGCTGTGTCTAAGGGAAATAGCAGCGGATCTGCATCTTCTGCAGTTGCGACCATGCCAATGACTGCGGTGGAGACCGTGCGGATGGGACGTGTGCCTTCATTGAGTTCTAGAACCCGGACACCGTGGAAATATGAATCTGTAGCCATAAAATTAGCCTGTGATCTGTTGTTTTATATACAGATGACAGGCTTACAAAATGGCTTTTTAATTGCGATGGGATACTGTTGTATTTCGGCTTTTTACAACAATATCAGTTTTGATTGATGAGCTTTAACACGTCCGGATTTTGCGCCAAAAATTCTGCCAGTTTTTCTTCTGGTGTCGTTTCCTGATGAACCTGTGGCTTTTGGATGAGTTCCCATTTGAAGCCATTCCAACGTGGCCACTGATCTTCTGGCCATTCAGTTGGCGGTGCAGTTTCGACACAGCCAGCCGGCAATGGAAAAACACCTGGTTCAAGCGGTGATTCATCTGCCACTGTTTCACCGACAAATAGTCCAGAATAGTTGGTTTGATACACTGTAATCTGATTCATGGTTTACTCCTTAGTAGCGGATGCAGGCAAGAACAGCAATGTTGCGTGGTCGTGTTTCTGATCCAAAACTATTTTTAGTGTATACATCCTGAATAATTCCGTTATATGCACCATCA